GTTAGGCTGCATTCGTGTGACGTGGCTTAGGGTCTGGATACTTCTCGCGGATCTCATCCACCACAGCCTGAAGGCCTGCACGGTGGCTCTCCCGGTTGGGGTTGTGTGGTGGCCTGTCGTCGATCCAGTTGCCGTGGATCATTGAGTCACGGAGGACCATGAGGCCCGTGATGGCCTTGGTGACGTGAGACACTCCTGAGTCGGGGTCGATGTCTTCACCTTCCCACCAGTCCATCAAGTGCCTCTGGGCAGCGTCGAAATAGACTGAGGCTAGGACACCGGCAGCTCGCCAGTTGTAAGCCCCATACTTCGCGGCCCCCTCGAACATCGCGACCCCAGATTCCTGGAGGACATTGATGGGGAGGTAGGAAAGGGGCCGCTTGGCTTGGCCGATGCCGTCCTTGGGGTTTGTGGGTTTGGTGCAGTCGTTGCCGTAAATGTCCTTGTTCGCTTCGTGGTGGACGGCTTTGTAGGGAGGGAAGTTCTTGGGGTCGAAGGGTTTGGTGTTGCTCATGCAGCCACCTCCTCAGGGGTCCACAGCACCACCTCCCCGTTCACATAGTCCTCATCCCTCAAGATCCTCGCGACCCTTGCCTGCTGAAGGGCGTCAGCTTCTGTGAGACCTTTCTTCTCGAAGGCGGCGACCACAGCGGCCCAAGAGCATTCAGCGTCGAGGATCTTGTTGGCCCCTACAGGACCCACACCGGGACAGCCTTTGTAGTTATCCACCGCATCGCCCGTGAGGGTCTGGAAGTAGAAGAACCTGTCGGCACTCTCGACCGTCTGCTCTGTGCGTGCCCAGTCCTTTGGGTTCACTCGGACCCCGGGGATGGTGTCCATGTCTTTGTCCACGGTCACCATGATCGCACCCTTTTGGGTAGCTAAGATCCCCAAGAGGTCATCAGCTTCCAGAGTGGGTTCCCAGTAGGACTCAGTGTTCTCCTCTACCCAGCCACGGATGAAGTTGAAGAGGAGGGGACGACTGATGCCGTTCTTGCGGTTGCCCTTGTAGGTGGGGAGGACATCCTTGCGGAAGTTGTCCTTGGGGTCTGAGAGACAGAAGACGATCTTGGCCTTCTTGCCGAACTTGTCCCGGTACTTCTCTACCTCACGGTTGAGCATCGAGACGGCTAGGTCTGTGTCGGCGAAGGGCGTAGCCCAGGGCTGGTCGGGATCTCCGAAGTCAACGGACTGTTGGGCGGCGTATCCTATTTGGTAGACCAGGAGGTCGCTGTCGATGGCGATGATTTGTTTACTCATGTTCAATAAGCCCCTCCACTAGGGAGAAAAGAGCGTCGAGGCCTTCGGCAGGGGAGAAGCCCTCCGCTCCAACCAACTCTCGAAGGTACAGTTCATTGGCGGAGTGGATGGCGTACTCCAGGGTTAGGTGGTAGGTCCTGGGGGTGAGGTACTCCTCCCCAGTCTTCTGATTAGTCAGGACTTGGTTGACGATCCACTGCTGCCTGTCAGCCGTGATGCGAAGCCGACACTTCTGTTTTGGTTTTCGTGTCATGTCTAGTGAGTGTGAGACCAATCAGGTCCCGTAGCGGTGTCAGCGGTTGTGCGGCATCGGATGCCTAACTCCTTACCGGCCTGGAGCATTGCGGCCTTGACGATCTCTTCTGCTTCGGTCACAGAGTCGTGGGGAACCTCTAGTTGCATCTCGTCGTGGACATGGAGGACCAAGTGGGCGTCGATCCCTGAGGACCGGAGGGCCTGCATGGAGAGGACCGTCCACTTCTTGATGAGGACTGAAGCTCCTGCCTGGATGAGGGTGTTGAGGAGCGCGGAGATCTTGCGGATGGGGATCCGTCGTCCGTCGAACCCGTTGAGGAACCCCTTCTGAGAGAAGGTCTCCCGTAGCTGCTCAACGAGCCCGGAGATGCCGTAGCCATCGAGGAGCTTCTTCTGGATCTTCCGGGCCTTAACAACCGAAGTGCCCAACTGCTTTGCTAGCCCCGGAGGCTTGATGCCGTACAGCGTTGCGTACAGAGCCATCTTCGCCTTGTCGTAATCCTCAATCCCCGTCAGCTTCATCGTCCGCTTGTGGGGAGACTCACCTTCTTCAACAAGACGGACCAACTCACCCCTGTCATATGGTGAGAGGTAGTGGGCCAGGATCCGCACCTCGACGCTAGAAGCGTCCGACCCTAAGAGGGTGTAACCCTCCCGTGGTCTCCACAACTCACGGCACTCTTTGCCATAAGGATTCCGAGACGCGGGGACCTGCCCGACGTTAGGACGTGAGTGCGTACAACGCCCCGTGATCGTGCCCATGTGGTTGACGAAGGGACGAATGATGCCGTCGTCGCCGACCAGCTTGAGCCATGCGTTCTTACCGCGACTGAGTTGACCCAAGCGCTTGTCGAGCATCAGGGACTCAAGGATCAGAGGGGCCTCAGGGACGACCTTCGGATCCATTCGCTTCAGGATTTCCTCAGAGAGCTTAGGGATCCCTGAGGGCGTGTAGTCCTCATCATCCGGGACCCACCCGCGCTGCTCCATGAGAGCCCGAGTGATGTGCCGGCGGGAGCCTGGGTTGAATGGGATCTGCTCGACCCTCCGGATCTTCTTGACCGGAGAGATGTGGATCTTCTCGAACCCTTGGAAGGATGCGCGGAGCAGCTCCTCTACTTCAGCCTCACGCACTGTGAGAACTTCCAGTAGTTGTGTAGCGGCGTCGGTGTCAAAGCGGACCCCGCGCATGTTCATTTCATGGATGACCTGGGCGAAGTCGTGCTCAAGGTCGATGGACTCCTGAGAGAATCCCTGGCGCTTCATTGTCTTGAGGACTTCCTTGAGGACCACAACGTCTTGGTTGCAGTAGTCCATCATGTCCTGGGAGAACTCCTCCCACCCGCCAGCGTAGTCGCCCTTGGCCACGCCGAGCCGCTGGCCCCAGGCTTCTAGGGAGTGGCGGCCGAAGAGCTTGGAGGGGAAGCCCTGGTACTTACGCTTCATGTCCCGCTCGAAGAGGTCAGGGAAGCAGAGGCGCGAGAGGACTAGGGTGTCGGTGAGCTTGCAGCCTTCTTTTGGTTCCCACCCCGGAGATAGCTTCTTAGTGACTGGGAGGTCGAAGCCCAAGAGGTTATGGGCGACCAGTTCGTCAGCCCGAGCCAGCCAATTCAGTCCAACATGCACGGGACCGTCATTGCACTCATCATAGTCATCGTTGTAATCAAGGACATGCTCGCTGCCCTCCTGACTTGTACTCAAGCAATGCATGACCGTAGCCTCGTCGAGGAGGCCGTTGGTCTCTGTGTCGAAGATGAGGGTGGTCATTAGCTACTCCAACTCGTCTCTGTCGTCGCACCTTGCTGGCAAACCCCACGGGCCTCCATGCACAAGTGGCGAGCTGAAACCTGAACCTCGACAGCAGAAGGAGCCAGCCCCGATTTGAGGAGCGCTTCACCGATCTCCATTGTCATACGTTCCTGAACCTGGAGACGCTTCGAGAAGATGCGGACAAGTGTCACCAGTTTGGACAGCCCGACGATCTTGCCGTTAGGCGTGTAGGTGATTGTCACCGTGCCAAAGAACGGAGCTAAGTGGTGTTCACACAGCGAGTAGAACGGTATGTCCCGGACGGTCACTGGGTGGAGGTACCCACCTGAGTCGAACGTGGTAAGCACTTGATTGGGGTCACAGTGGTACCCAGAGACGTACTCCCGAAAAGCCTTCGTGAACCTGTCCGGAGTTCGCAAGAGCGCCTCCGACTTCACATCCCTACCCGCCGTGTCAATCATGTCCTCGGCTGCTCTATGTAGTCTGCTCATCGTAGTCCTAAGGTCTTATGGGTCTGGAGGGATAAGCGGTAGCCGCGCTCCATGCACAACTCAACGCAGTAATCGGTGTTGGCCTGATCATTCGTGCCGTCAACTAACGGCTGGATGAATACAGGTGTTCCGTGAACAGAGGGTTCCTCGCCTTCCGCCACCACATACTTCCAAGCATCAGGCTGTAGACTAGGGTGGACACACTTCCCCTTGGGAGAGCAGACAACTGTGATGTCTTCGTATGGGAGGTCTTGCCAGTGGTCGCCTGCGGTCTCGATCTGGACCTTCCTCTCATCCAGTAGGAGCATCGTGATGAGAGGAAGGAGGTCCTGAAGCATTGGCTCGCCGCCTGTGAGAACGACCAGCTCATGCTGAACCGCACGGAACACACCACGGACGGACATCTCAGCCGACAACTCCTCCTTGAAGTCCGTGTCACAGAACCAGCAAGACCTGTGACAGCCCCCGAACCGGATGAAGGTTGCGGGTGTACCTACCAGAGGACCCTCACCTTGGAGGCTGTGGAATATTTCACGTACTAGCATGTCACCTCCACGAAGCAGTTCTCCGTCTCCCACAGGACCACCTTCGTAAGCCGCACTCCAGTGCCCAGCAGCAGCCGCGGGGCCTGGTCTACTATCAACTGAGCCATGTTCTCCGCGGTGGGCGGGTTGTCCATGATGTATGTCTTAGGGCCGAATCCGAGGTGGTCCAAGGCAGCTAGCATCTCAGTGTCACTGCGCTGAACGATCGTGCCGTGGTCCCAATACGTCTCGATCCACCCCCCGAAGCGTGCCTTCAACTGGGAGAAGTCGATGACCCGGCCCACTTCATCCAGCTCGCCTTCCGCTGTAAGGAAGACCACGTAGTTGTGGCCGTGGGGGTGGCGACACTTGTTCTCGTGCCCCGGCACTCGGTGCCCCGCACAGAACTGAATTCGTCTCGTTACGTTCATAAGGTCTCCTGAGGAATTTGATTAAGCCCAACTTCTGTTTCCGATCACCACGCATCCAACCCGTTCCGTCACAAGACTCAACACCAAGGTCGAGGCACTGCCACAGCCTGCGGGGGGAGTTGACTCTCCCCACATGTACTCGCGGGAAAGAGCTGCACCACTCTTCCACCGTGTCCCACTTCCAATCCGTACTACCTCCAATGAAGATCACGTCGGGATTCAGTTCGCGGGCACTCTCAACACTGCTACCATCCTGGACAGCTAAGGCGAGGGGCCACTCGTAGTCGTGAGCCATACGGGGAGCCCACTCATGCCACCGTCTTCGGGTCTCGTCCCAGTCACCTACCACGTCAGGAACTACTGCCCACTTCGGGTGCTGGTGAGCTGCGTCCGCCCATTCCAAGTGCCTCACAAACCCTTCAGGGTCCCAACGCTTAAAGCACCCGTTGTCTAAGCAATATTGAAACTCGCTCCAAGGTCCCCGGGCACCCTCGGGGGAGTAGAGGTGACCCAGTCTTCCGGGATACCTAAGAGCCATGCGCCTGAGCACTCTGGCAGAGTTGTTTGAAGGCATCACGATCATCAGAAGTCCGTGTTAGTTGCCTTGCTCTCAGTCGTGGCCTCGAAGTCCATAGCCTCCTGAAGCCTCCCAGTCTCTCTGTCGTACTTAAGCCCTCCAGCACTCCCGGCCTCTCCGGTATGCCGGCACTTAAGCAAATGCAGCTCTGCCGCTCCGTCCTCGCGAGCTTGATCCCTACTGAGCCCAACGACCGTGTAGCTCATGGCCTCGATCATCCCTGAGCCCCTCATGTCCTCAAGCCTCGGGACCCTTCCCTCCGAGTAGCCCTCGCCTTGCCCGGGCCTCTTGAGGTGGACCACCAGGAGCACCGTCACCCCGACCTCTTTGGTCAGCGAGACGAGACGGTTGAGTAGGTCGTCGATAACCTGTCGATCGTTCGCTCCCGCCCCCGACTCTGAAGACACGACAACCGAAAGATTGTCCAGGACAATGTGAGAGCACCCGTCAGCCTTCGCCATCCACTTCGCAGTGTCTTCGAGAGTCTCTGCGTCCATGCGTCCAACGTGGCGGTAGACCGAGACCATCCCGTTGAGCTTGTCGGCCTGCTCTTGGTAGTCGTTGAGGTCAAGGCTTTCCACTCGGTGTAAGGGAGTGTCGGTAAGTGGGGTGAGAAGACCCAGTACAGTTTCTCGTTCGGATTGTTCGAGAGATATGACTCCAGTGCGATGGCCGTGGCTTGCGAGATGATGTACCAACTCATGAACGAATGTTGACTTCCCTGAGGCTGGGCCAGCGGCGACTACAACGAGCGACCCCTCCTGAATTCCACCCGTGCGGTGTTGGAGGACCGTGTGATTCCAAGGCACCATCGGTGGGGCCTTCTGTGACTTGACCTCCTCGAAGAGGTCTTCCCATCTCAAGACCCCATCGGGCCTGAAGGGCTTAGCGTTCCAGAAGCAGCTAACCAGCTCAGCAGTCCTCCCGGCCTGTAGCATCTCGCTGGGGTCCTTGAGAGGCAGCGTGATGATCTCAGCCTTACCAGGAGTTAGGACTGCTGCGATCTCCAGCGCTGCCTTCTTCCCCGGCTCATCCATGTCCATGCAGATCCGCACGGTCTTGAAGGACTCGACCCACTCAAGTTCCTTAATTACAGCACTCGCTGCTGACTGTGCGCCATTCGGAACAGAGACCGTTGAGTATTGGTTCTTGTGCGCCTGGTCCATTGAGAGCGCATCCAGCTCGCCCTCGCATATCGTGAGGATCTTACCGCCGCCCTTGGATAGGTGCTGGCCGTAGAGCCTCATGGCCTTCGGGTCCCCGAGGATCGTGAAGGCCTTGTTGACCGTCCGGACCTTCTGGGCCACAGGGTTCCGGTGGTCGTCGTAGTAGGTGGCGACCTGTCGGTTGTCCTCATCGACACCGTAGCCGTAACGCCGACAGGTCTTCTCAGTTAGGCGTCGAGAGGGTAGAGCTTGGGGAGTGGCTCGGACCATCCCACCGCGAAGTGGTTTCGCCTCCGCTTCCTCTCCATCGGACCCTGTATGGTGACCACAGCTAAAGCAGTGGGTGTGGCCGTCATCGTAGGTGTGCATCGCATCGGAGGACGAACAGGAGTCACAGGGTCCTTTGAAGAGTACAGCGGAGTCATTTGTCATGCGGCGTGCAGGGCGTCAGATACGAACTTGTCTACGACTTCGGGTGAGTTGGCCAAGTGCATGGCCCTGAGGAAACGTGCAACGTAGGACTCAGCCTGACGCGCATCGAAAGCAACTAGCCACAGGTCACGGCCGGTCTCTTTCATCATCACAATGGGGAGGTCACCTTCGGGGGCGTCTTCCTCACACTGCTCGTAGAAGCGGAAGGCTCCGATCTTCTTGAGGTACTTGACCTCGATGCAGGACTGGGGGAGCGCACGGATGATGTCCGCGCAAACTCCGCCCGATGTTTGTCCTGCCCGCTCGCAGTTGTCCGCGTACCAGTCTTGGCGGCAGACATCCCGAGCCTGAAGTTCACCCCGCTTCCCCTTGGAGCGGCTGTTGATTGGCATTAGAAGTCGCCAGAAGACGCTGCGAGTTCCTCAGTCTCTTCGGGGGCGGAGTAGCCGTCCTCCTTGTCGAAGGCGTCCTCGGCCGACACGTCCCCGAAGTTCCGAAGCTCTAGGACCTGGACGGCCTTGAGCCTTGCGGACACTCCGTACCCAAGGCCACTCGCCATGTAGTAGGGGCGTAGCTCGAGAATGACATTGGCCACTGAGCCGCCCCCAACGTTAACCGTGGACGGGATAGGCTTGCGGTCTGCATCGACCACCAAGAGGTTCACTGGTACGTCCTTGTCCTTACCGCGGAAGCCGGGGAGCTTGGCCTTGCAGAACCAGCTCCCATCTTCGGTCTCGTCGATGGGGAAGTCGGCCATCTTAGGGCCGCTCTTAGTCTTCTTGACCTGAGTCCCTAGGGTCGCGCCCATGAAGTTCTCACGGACCTCGGTCATTGCTTCCTCGAGGGCCTCCTTCTCTTCATCGCTGAGGAGACAGTTGGCTCGGAAGTTCGTACCAAACTGAGGGTGAGCGTCGGGCTTGGTGAGCGACGGGTAGGCGAGCTTTACTCCGCGGAGCTTGTACTCTTTGGTGTGGTCTTGGACGGTGCTGAATGGAATCATGCTGCGAAAAAGTGTTGAGAGTTGATGACCACTGAAGGGTCAAGGGTTCCTTGTGAGGGAGGCAGAGGGATCTCTGCCGTTGGGTGTTGTTGTTGGACTTGGTGGTAGAGGTCGAGCATCAGGTTCCCGCTGAACATCTCAGCGAAGACCTCACGCAAGGTCGTGTACATGGTGGGGGTGTCTGCGGCGGGGCAACCGTAGCTGTCGTGGATCATCGAGAAGTCTCTGACGCCCTTGTCGGCGCAGCGGTTCATCGTGAGCACAAGGGCCGCGGAGTCGAGGGAGTGGATGTAGTTGGGAGGAAGACCGTTGCGCTGCTTGTTCTTGTTGAGACCACCTGGAGCGGAGCGATGGGTGGACCACTTCCTCTCTCCCTCCACGACGGCCAAGACTTGCTTCTGCCGCGTGGACCGATAATTCTGTTTGACTGGGAAGCCCGCTGGCGTTGTCCAGCCAATCTCACCGTTGACAGCAGCAGCCATCGCTCGGAGCCAGTCCATGCACTCCGCTGCCGGCTTGATGAACTGTCCGACCTCTTCCCACACAAGGTCCGAGAGGTACTGGGCGGGCTTGAAGGTCGAGTGACCCCAAGGCTCAGTGCCTAACTCCTTCTGCAACCTCAGGAGCCAGTTGCGGATGTAACCCGTCGATGTGTGTTGTTTGATCCCATACGGAGTGGCCATCACCGGCTGCTTGACACACCCGCGGGGGATACCGTCGGGGAGTAAGACT